AAGCTGCGTGAGCTACGGAACGTCTTCGTCAAGCGCCGGGATACGAACATCAAGGCCTGTCCCGAGTGCTGGGACCCCGATCACCCGCAATTACAACTCGGTGAGTACCCGGTGGATGACCCGCAGGCGATCCGCAACCCGCGCCCTGATAGCCCGGACTACGCCGAAAGTAGAGCTATACTGTACCCCGTTAAATCAGTGTCCTGTGCCGGATTTGTTGGTACAGTAACCGTAGTAACAACTTAGGAGTAGGTCATGAAGGTCAAAGACACCGGCAAGACCAAGCAGGTCCCGAGCCCGAAGCTCAACAAGCCGATCAACATGAAAACGTCCGGCATCAAGATTCGTGGTTGTGGCGCCGCTACCAAAGGCACCATGGCTCGGGGGCCGATGGCGTAAGCCATGAACTACACCGACCTGAAGGCAAACATTCAGGACATCTGTGAGAACACTTTCACGGATGACCAGCTCGCGCTGTTCACGGAGCAGACGGAGCAGAAAATCTATAACGCGGTGCAGATTCCTGCCCTGCGGCGTAACGTCACGAGTGCCTTCAGCATCTCAAACAAGTATCTCGACCTGCCCACGGACTACCTCTACACCTTCAGTCTGGCTGTCGTGGACGGCAGCGGCAACTACAACTACCTGCTCGACAAGGACGTGAACTTCATCCGCGAGGCTTATCCGAACCCTACGGACACGGGCCTGCCGAAGCACTATGCCAACTTTGATGACAACACGTTGATCGTAGGGCCCACGCCGGATGTTGCCTATGCGGTTGAGCTGCACTATGGCTACTACCCCGAGTCGATTGTGACTGCCGGCACGACGTGGCTAGGCGATGAGTTTGACTCTGCCCTGCTCAATGGCGCTCTGGTCGAGGCGGCGCGGTTCATGAAGGCGGAGCCGGACATCATCCAGAACTACGACAAGATGTTCGGTGAGTCCCTGATGCTCCTCAAAGTGCTCGGCGACGGCAAGCTGCGGCGTGACGCATACCGGTCGGGCCAGACCCGCACCGATGCAGGGTAGGAGTAACCATGGCGATCACTCAAGCCCTATGCACGTCGTTTAAGCAAGAGCTGCTGGAAGCGATTCACGACTTCCCCAACGACACGTTCAAGATTGCGCTGTACACGAGCGCTGCGTCCCTTGATGCGGCTACGACGGCCTATACGACGAGCAACGAGGCCTCAGGCACCGGCTATACGGCTGGGGGTAATACCCTGTCTGTGACGGGCCCTACGACTTCTGGCACCGCAGCCTTCGTCGATTTTGCCGACACGGTGTGGAACAGCGCGACTTTCACGGCCCGAGGGGCGCTCATCTATAACAGCAGCAAGGCGAACCGTGCCGTTGCGGTGTTGTCCTTTGGGAGTGACAGGGCGGTGTCTGGGGGGAACTTTACTGTGCAGTTCCCGACCTATGACCTGAACAACGCCATCGTGCGTATCGTCTAGCCATGAGCTGGGCAGTTATTGACGATCTGCAGAAGGATCGCATTGAGTTAGAGACAACGGGGGTATTGCAGTTAGAGGCATCGCTGTATTACATAGCCCTTGAGGCGCTGCCGGGGTGGAACCCGATAAATGACGCTGGCGGCGGAGCTTGGACGGACATTAATACTACGAGTGGGCAGGTTTGGGCCCCGGTAAATGATGTCGGTGGGGGAGCTTGGGCAAACGTCAGCACTGCGACTATAGACGTAATTGCTGTAGCTAACGCGATGACTAGGGTTGCGGTTGGTTTAGAGCCAGAAACAAGTCGGTTTAATGTAGAAGTGAACGGTAGGAAGCTAGCGGATATACGGCAGGACGGCGTAGTAAACATCTTGGACGTACAAGCGTATTTTGACTACATCTACGATGAACTGGAAGACCAAGACGAAGTAGACTACATAAATAACGTCATGTTTCCGTACATGCTAGCGAATCCGGCAACGTACCAAGACTATTATGCGGGTGGGACGGTCTGGACTGACATAACCACCTAACAGGAGTTAACGATGGCAAGTACCTACTCCACCAATCTGAAGATCGAGCTGATTGGTACAGGTGACCAGTCCGGTACATGGGGCACCACGACAAACGTCAACCTTGGTACGGCCATCGAAGAGGCCATTACCGGCATTGCCACGGCTAACTTCCCTACCGACGCGGACCTCACCCTTACCCTATCGAACACGAACACGACCCAGGTGCCGCGACACTTGGTGCTGGATGTCACTTCCGGGGTGTCTCTGACTACGACGCGTAACCTGATCGTCCCCACCGTCGAGAAGCAGTACCTCGTCTGGAACAACACCACCGGCGGGCAGTCCATCGTCGTCAAGACTTCTGCGGGCACGGGCATTACGGTACCTAATGGCGCCAAGGTCCATGTCGTAGCGGACGGCACTAACGTAGTCCGGGCTTTCGACAACGCAGACATCAACAGCGGCTCGATTGACGGGGCGGTTATTGGTGGCTCGACCCCGGCAGCGGGTTCTTTTACGACCCTCTCTGCTACCGGGAACATCACCGTAGGCGGCACCGTAGACGGGCGAGACGTGGCTTCTGACGGTACCAAGCTGGATACGGTGGAGACCAACGCCGATGTGACTGACACGGCTAATGTGACCGCTGCAGGCGCCCTCATGGACAGCGAGCTGACGGACATTGCTGCGGTTAAGGCGCTAGACCAGGGCGTGGCAACGACGGACAGCCCGAGCTTTGCGGGCATTACACTCACCACTGCCGACATCAACGGTGGAACGATTGACGGGGCCACGATTGCGACCTCTGACATCACCGTCGGGGCGGGCAAGACCCTGGATGTGTCGGGCGGCACCCTGACCCTGGCAAATGATCAGATCAGCGGGGACAAGATTCAAGGCGGGACGATTGCATCTATCACAATTACGAGCCTCGCCTCGACCACGGTCGATACCACGAACATCGAAGTCACCAACCTGAAGGCCAAGGACGGTACGGCGGCAGGCAGTATTGCCGATGCAACAGGGGTGGTGACACTCAGCTCGTCGGTGCTGACAACTACCGACATCAACGGCGGCTCTATCGACGGCACGGCCATCGGAGCTAATTCGGCTTCTACGGGTAACTTCACAACGCTATCTATCAACGGCACTGCAATTTCAGCCACGGCAACGGAACTCAACGTCCTTGACGGCATCACGGCGACCACTGCAGAACTCAACATCCTTGACGGGGTTACGGCCACTAGCGCGGAGCTGAACATTCTTGATGGTGTTACGGCCACCACCGCCGAGCTGAACTACCTCGACATCACAACCCTTGGCACAAGCGAAGCTAGCAAGGCTGTAACTGCGGACGCCAACGGCGATGTCACGTTAGATGAGGAGCTGAAGGCGAAGTCTTACAACGAGACCGTTGAGGCCATAACTTCCTCGGGCGGTGCGGCTACCATCAACTGCGAGAACGCAAACCTCTTTACGCACACCCTGTCTGAGAACGTGACCTACACTTTCAGCAGTCCCCCTACCACGGGCACGGGTTATGGCTTCACCCTAAAAGTTGTGCAGGACTCCACAGCGCGCACCATCACTTGGCCTGCCTCCGTTAAGTGGGGCCAGAATCTCACCCCTACCATCTCTACGGGGTCCGGCGAAGTGGACGTGTTTACCTTCTTCACCCATGACGGCGGCACCAACTGGTACGGCTTCGCTGCTGGGCAGGACATGTCGTGAACATCGCCCGCTTGATGCAAGAGGCGGCAGCTAACGCCGTTGCCTGGGACCTCAATAAACTCGCCTTCAATGGCGGGGATATTAACTTTGCAATTTCATATACGTACCATGTTGCCGGGTTTTCTGGGATAAGGTTTAAGCCGGATGGCACGTTGGTATTAGGCCCCGAAACTAGCTTTTTTGATGAACTATCCACTCCTTGGGACTTGGGTACGTCGTCTCTAAATTCTGGTGTAAGCCGGACCAATGCAACGGATACGTATGTAAAGGCAGATGGTTCGGCGTATTTTTCTGTTGATACTACTTATGGCGAGCTTCTCCAATACAGCCTTACCCCTTCGTGGGATTTTGAAAACGGCACGGAAACTTTAGTCCATACCTTAGACGTTAGCAGTGTTGCTGCGAATCCGCGTGGGATAGAGTTTAAGCCAGACGGCACGAAGTTTTACATAGGAAGCTCTACTCAAATCCACGAATACTCCATGTCTTCTGCGTGGGACATATCAACCGCGACTTTTGTGCAGTCCTTTACCTATACGCAAGGTGCTTCGTTTTATCACGGCAATATACGTTTTAAGTCTGATGGCACGGCGTTTTTTGTTGCCTATAGAAACGAGGTTCATAAGTACACCCTTAGTTCTGCGTGGGACATATCGACTAGCTCTTACGATTCCACGTTCACCCCTCCCGCTGCTTTTTACCCTGAAGGAGACGCTACTCCGGCTATAGATTTGAAGCCAGACGGGACGGAGTTATTTTTAGCTTACCCAAGAGACCCTAACGGCTACATTGACACCGGTGTTTTCTTGGGGCGCATCTTTAAGGTTGACCTAGGGACTCCTTGGGATTTAAGCACCGGTTCTTACACGGAGCCGTCTTCAGACTTTATCAATTTTAGCTACTACGAGGCGCTGGGGCTGTTCTTTAAACCTGACGGTACTAAGTTATACGTGGTTAGAAGTAATGGTGTAGTCGGTGGTGATGTTTATGAGTATTCATTGTCATTAGCTTGGGATATAACCACAGCCACTTTTTCGGCGTCTAAATCTGTGACCGCAGCGAGGGGGCTTTATATTTCCCCTGATGGCACTAACCTTTATTTTTCCCGTAACCTTAGCGACTTAGTGTCTCAGTATTCCATGAGTTCTGCTTGGGATATAAGCAGCCTTTCGTTTGTGCGTTCTTCTTCCGTGTCTTCGCAAACAACCACACCTACGGACCTATCGTTTAAGCCTGATGGTACGAAGATGTACTTAGTAGACACGGGCTTGGAAAGAGTATTTGAGTACGATCTTAGTACCCCTTGGGATATAAGCACGAAAACCTTCGTGCAATTTGCAGCTTTACCTATGGACAGTTTCAACTATGTATTCGCCATGTACATGCGGGAAGATGGGGGCGCCATGTACTTTTTTGACGCCACATATATTGATTTGACGACCAGATTAGTTGAGGTAAAACTTTCAACAAACTGGGACGTATCGACCATACAAGAAGATTTTAACGCAGAGCTTCCGGTGGTAACCGCTGCACGGGGGCTGTCCTTTAAGAGCGACGGCAAAAAGATGTATGTCCTGTCTATCCCGTACGCACGTATTATTTCCTACGATCTATAGGGGGCGTAGATGCTAGTCAAAGTTGAAAACGGGGTCGTCGTTAAGTACCCCGCCTCCGTGGAGGGACTACGCCGAGAGCATTCGCGTACTAGCTTCCCTGTGCCTATGCCTCGGGAGCTGCTAGAGCTGTACGGGCTGTTCCCCGTGACCTCGGACCCGATGCCCACTGCGGACCCGGTAGTAAACAACATCCGCCAGCGGAGCGTGCCAGAACTCGTAAATAACCAATGGCGCCTGGGCTGGGACGTGACACCTAAGCCTGAAGCCGAGGCAGCGGCAGCGATCCGTGGCATCCGTGATGACCTCTTGCGGGATACGGACTGGACAGGGTTGCAGGATGTAACTTTGTCTGAAGAAATGGCAGCATATAGGCAGGCATTGCGGGATGTCCCGGCGCAAGCAGGGTTCCCTTATAACGTCACTTGGCCCACCAAACCCTAGGGGGTAAACATGGACATGATCCTAGCGTTTTTTGAAGCTTTCCCGGCATGGCTCACTGCTATCACTACGGTGGTGACTGCGGCTACGGCCATCACGGCGCTCACGCCGACCAAGACCGACGACAAGTACATTTCGATTGTGCTCCGTGGTCTTAACGTCTTGGCGGGCAACGTGGGGAAGAACACCAACGCAGACGATAAGGAAGACTGAAATGGACTTCGGCATGGACACCGCATGGAGCGGAATCTTAACGGCTCTTATCGGCGGGCTAGCATGGTTTATCAAGAGTCGGAGCGAGGAGATTGATCGCGTGCAGATTCTCTTAAACCGAACCCGCGAAGAGATGGCTAAAGAGTACGTTACCAAAGCGGATGTCCATGCCGACATCAACAGAGTCATTGATCGGATAGAAGCTCTGGATGCCAAGCTCGACAGGTTGATGGAGCGCAAGTAGTGCTTGAGGCGCTGATCGGCCCGGTTACCGGCCTCCTCGACAAGTTCGTTGAGGACAAGGACCAGAAAGCCCGTTTGGCGCATGAAATTGCGACGATGGCGGAGAAATATGCGCATGAAAGTGCGCTAGCGCAGGTAG